GCCTTGAATGTCCTAGCAGTAAAAGCGCCTTCCTCTGTCTTTGGATTGATGTAGTAAGAGAACTTGTAAGTTCCAGCAGGTAAGGTCAAAATAGCAGTCCAACCAATCCATCTACGAAGACCAAACTTAATTTCTGGACTTTCATCACCAGCACTTGATGGCTTGCCTGTTAATCCAAATGGATTTTCGACGCCACTTGGTCCCGCACTAGTCATTAATGCTTCCTCAAAAGCATAAGATCTGGTTTGTTCCACGAAGGTTAATAGGTCTGAACTATTTTTTCTGTAGCCTAACTTGATTTGTGAATCCCAGAAGCCAGTTGCTGAGACCTCATTAGCAAAACTAGGAACAGAACCACCATAAGTTATGAGAACATCTGCTCCTTCTTCTAGGATAAGCGTAGGAGAGGTGTGATAGTTTGACTGCCAAACCTTTAAGGTGTTGTCCTGTAACCTCTGCTTTTTGACGGTGTTAGTCCAATAAGACCTATCAGTTTCCTGCCTACCTACTGATAGACCTGTGGCTATTCCAGTAGCAAAGGTGTATTCATTAGTGATAGGCTGATAGTCACCAAGTTGGATTTCTTCTGTTCCCATAAGGTTATTATCAAAGTCGCCTCTATCGATCCCTTCGTTTGCGTAATCTTTTAGTGCTTCATCATTTCCTTTGATGTCGGACGCATCCAGCGTCTGACCATCGGCAAATGTGTTTGGTTTTACATAAGGCATTATCTTGTCGCCCTCACTACTACGATGTTATTTCGGGACACTTTTAAAGTGTTCCCGTTGTAATTAACTTTGGATTGTAGTTCTATCTTGGTGAAAGTTCTTGAGCCAGTTGCTCCGTTGTGCTTAAACACTTTGGAAAACTGAAAGGTCTGAAAACCAAGAGGAACACCTGTCTCTTTAGGTAGTCCATTAGAACTAGTCCAATAGCGTGATGTTCCACCAGCCATAGTCGTGAAGGAATAGCCCCATTCTCCTAGATTTAAAGTCAAAGGTCCTGCTCCATCATCGTAGGTAAGTAAAAGTCTGAAAGCATAGTAGTTCCTGTCTCCGTTGGGAGGACCAGCAGTAGAATCATAGGTCTGTTCAGCATTAATGTTTGTTACTAAACCAGAGCATTCAACACGATAAACCTCTTGTTGTTCTGGCTGGTAGCCTAGAATGACCTCTGATGGATTAGCGCCTGTGCTGTCTATGGTTACATAAGAGGTGCTGTTAGTAGAGAATTCACTAGTGCCTGAATAAACAAAACTGAAAAGTTTATTAAACACGCCAACAGGTGTCGTGTCGATGTGTTTGATAGTAATCCAGTTGTCTGCTACATTCTCTTGACCTAGTGTTGCTGTTGCTGTCGCAGCATCATCGTAGGGCTGATTTAATTCAGCCGCTGTGGGGACATCCCCATCCTCAAAAAAGTTGTTTTTTACAATAGCCATTAGTTCTCCTTATCGGTATTGATTGCGAATCCAAATGCCCGCACTAAAAATCTTAAAGTCAGTAGAGGTTGTCGTCACCGCAGGACTACCAGTAGAGCGCCAAGTGTTTATCTGAACGCGGCAATCAATCGTAACTGGCTGTGTTCCGCAGGCAATAGCAAAAGGAATCTGCGTAGTGTGTCGTCTAGGAAAGATCTTACCAGTTCTAGCAACAGCGACATTATTAACATAGACCTGCCATTCAGTCCAGATGTCGTTGCCTCTACCACGAGGAACAAAGTTGCCGTCTCCATCATCAACACTAAAAACATTATTGCCGTGTTCCCAATCAATAGTAGCGCAGCCAATAAGCATTCCTTCTCTTGCGTCAAAAGATAGTGGGAACTTCTCGTAGGTAGGATCTAGTTCTGGAATAGTGTTAAATCCCGCAGACCAAGTGTCTGAATCTAGATCGATGCTTGTGATAGGTGTGTAAATGTCGGCAGCAGGACCAGTAAAGACTTGGTAATAAGCCTGTGAAGCCATAATTGTTCCATACTTATTGATTGTTCCACTAATGCCTAGGGGACTATTAATAGGTAATTGAAGGCTGTCTTTATCAACAGAATCAACAGGTAAGTTGTTGCTGTCTAGACCGCCATTAATCTCATCTAAATGTTTATCTAGATTTGTGGTTATGTTGCTGGTCTTGACCTGATCGAATTGGTGAATAGGTTTATCTGTAAATGTTTTAGCCATTTTATCTCCTAGTAGGGCTGGTTTCTACCAGTTCTTGCTCTTTGGTTAAGAGGCAACTGGTCGCTGGTGTTGTAGTTAATGCTGAATCCAAGAATGTGAACAGGCTTTCCGTCGTTTTGTTTTACACGGAACCTGAAATTATCTACCAGTTTGGTGTTTACATCCCAGCGAATAACTACAATCCTTCCTCCGCGTAGGGAATCTTCATTAATAATAAATGGTGCTTTGCTAATGTCTTGGTCTTCTGGACCAAAGACAGGATCTTCGTTCTCTGTGAAGACTAATTCTGGTTTAGAGATCTTCTGGTCTCCCGCAGGATACCAAGTTCCATCATAATCATAGCCCCAGTCAAGTGTAACAGGATTATCTCCATAAGAAACCATCTCCATCTCAACATTAAAGACGCGATGTTTAACAGCAGCGCTTCCAAAATTAAACCAGTTACTTTCCCAAAGGTTAAAGTCTAGCAGTTGTTCGGTCGCTGTGTAGGGGCGGGCAGCAGGATCTCCCGTTGCTGCGCCAGTAGTAAGCAGTTTGCCCCAGTAAGGGGCACCTGACCAAACCTGAAGACCAATCAAAGAGCCCTTGGAGGCAGTAGTTATTGGTGTAGATGGGGAGCCATTAGCAAGTCTCCAATCAGGTCTAGTTCCAAAGATAAAGTTTCCATTAGGATCTGACTGAATAGTAGTGAAAGACCATAGGTATTCTTCGGATTTTGTGTTCGCTCCTCTGAAAGAGAATGAATTATTGTAGGTGTGAAGAACAATTCCTCTTGTTGGAACCGTCTCTCCCTTACGAACATAGTGTAGCCAGTATTCTTTTTCTTTCTTGGAATAAGCAGCGCAGCAGTTCGCAAGTGCTGGAATGTTGATAGATTGGATTGCCTTACCGATGCGGTCAGAAATCTTCACTACACTAACCTGAGAACCGCCTTCTAAGCCCCCTGTAGTGGCGTAGAGCCCGTCTTTATTTAGAAAGACTATGCCGACACCGGGAACTAAAATAATCGTGTTAGAAGCCGTTGTGCCGACATCTGGTGTAAGGGAAGCAATCGTAAGACCTTGTGGTCCCTGACGGATAATGTCAATCGCTCTTTCTCTAAAAACAAGTAGGCTGTTGTAGTAGCCCATAAGTTTAGTAATGTGTCCGCCAGCCGTAGATCCAACATCAAAGTAATTGAAAGAACCAAATTGTTCTGGTAATCCTGCTTCGCTGTAAATAATTCTAGTAGGATGTTGAGCACCACCGCCTAAGAAAAGGCGGTTATTCCAAGCGGCACCAAACTGATAGGTAGAAGAGATTGCCTCTGAATCAGTAAGGGAAGGAGCAGGTGTGACCAAGGCAGCATCTGGAATTACATCAATAAATTCAGTAGTGCTATTATCATCAATCTGCTTAACAAGGTAATACAACTGCTCATTACCAGTTGTTCTTGCTTGTCCTGAACGCATGTTTTTTGTTCTGTAAATCCTGCGGGCTACTATCCCTTTCTCTCCTGTTGGGACTTCATTTAGCATAACACCTCTACGATCTTTGTAGGTGCCTGTGTTAGTCCAATCAACTTGGCTTTGAAGCCCCATAGGGCTTTCTGAACCTGTGTCTGATAAGAAAGACATCTTGTAGGCAAACTGGTTTCTATCTCCGTCCTCTGTGTCTCCTATTCCAACAGGTCTAGTTTCTCCAAAGGTTGGTCGAGGAATTCCGTTTCTCAGGTCGTTAGTGGTCGCATAAGTAACATTTACATCAATAAGTTCTACTTTTGGTGTGGCTATGGTAAAACCAAAGAGCCTATGACGGGCATCGCCATAGAACCAAATAGGTTTATCATAACCATTAATAATAAGAAGTCTGTTGCCGTAAGGAACAAATTGTGTTCCTACATCTCCAACCTTTCTAGTTCTACGACCAGTAGCGATAGTAATCTTATGCTTCCAGAAGTTGGTGGCTCCTGCTGTGTCTGAATGTCCCCAAAGATAGTAAAGTTCTCCACCTTGCTCAACAAAGTGATAAACTTGCCCTGTGCTCTGTTTAGTCCAGATAAACTGGGAATCTACTTGCGTGTCCAAGTAGGGAGAGGTCTCTGTTTCAAGCACTTGGTCAAACTTCATCCAAGGCTCTAAGCCTCTATCAGCAAGCCAACCATCACCTTGTGGATCTATGCGATAGTTCTGGATGCTTTCAGCACCGCCCTGTTGCTCCTTCCAGCGCTGATCGATCGAAGGAGCGTCAGCGTATTTTAGGATAGTTCCTTTAACAGCCATTAGATCAGCCTCCGGTCTTTAGTGAATTGTAGTCATAGCGAAAGAACCTATCGCCCGACATTCTGAATTGTCCTCTACGAACAAGACTATCGATGTGATCGCAATACCTCTTTTCCAGTTGTTTAATTTCTTTCTCAGTCTTACGACGATAGTTCTCTGCGTTGGCTAAAGAGCCAACCTTATCGTAAAGAATTTCTAGCGTCTTGTAAGCAATAAGATGGTGGAATTCTGCGGGCATCTCTGGACTATCAGTAGCAAAGCCAAGGTGCTCAGGCTTGTAGTAATAGCGAGCAACACCTTCGCGTAGGAAGTCCTGTGGAACCTTTGAGATGCCGTTCGCCTCATCTTCGGCTTGTTGCGTGACCTCTTCGTCCCAAGCATCTACGCGGGGATAAGGTCTAATGCGGTTGTATTGTCCGTCCATTTCGATGTAGCGTTTGTTGCCGGGATCGATGCAAGTAAATTTGGTGATAGTTACTGAACTAGCAAGGTCGGGAACGATAATTGTTGATAGGAAAGCGGGACTATTTCTGGTGTTAGTCATAGTAGGATTGTTAAAAACTTTCCAAACTGGTAGTCCTCGTCTGTTGCCCTTGGTTCTATCAAAGTTTTGGTTCCAGAAGATTACTTTATCTAGCCCTTCGTATTGCGTGGGCTTTCTATCAAAAGACTGGAAGGAATCAGCAATAACAGGTTGGTCATCCCAACTAGTAAAGTTAATCTTAAGTTGGTGTGAGCCTTGCCCATCGCCTGTGAATTTAATAGTTTTAGGCTCTGATAGGGCACCGACTTTACCATCTCTAACAAAAGCCCAGCAGACCTCTAAATGGCTATTCTTTGGAAAGCCTTCAGCGTTCTCTGTGGGAACATCTTCTAGTGTTAGTTGGTGTGCTTCTGGAACAAAGAAAGAGGGAGACCAAACATAAGCCTCAGCATAGGAGGCAGCGTAATCCATTCGTAGGTTCATCTCTTCATCTTTACGAGCCATAAGACCAATAAGTTTTCCGAAAGGAGGAAAGCGACCAGCGCCGCCATTACCATTAGGAATGTCTCTGTGACCTAGTGAAAGTAGTTCGATGGAATCGTGGGGAAGATCGTAATAACGCTTCTTAATTCTCCAAGTAACATCATCAACATTTGTAGTTCCGTGGAATGGTTTATCGAGGAGGATGTTAGATTCATTAACAATCTTTGAGATGCCGTATTCATAATTCTGGATCTCAATAACCTGTCCCTCAAAGTTTAATTTTTGTAGTCTGTCCATCGGTGCGGAGAATGTAACATTCCTTGAGCCCTTCTGAACATTAGCATTAATTACTGCGCCCGGTGTAATAACATCTCTGGTGGGCAGCATGTCTGGGATAAACTTAAAGAAGTATTGCCTCGTAGCAAAAGTCCAGCGTTTAGTAGTCCAGATGTCGTAGTAAGCATCGTTAATCAATTCATCTAGTGAATCGTTGTAGTTTTGTAGTTCAGGAGAATAATCAGTTATGTTCTTGATCTTCTCACGAATCGATTTCAAATTTGCCATTTATAGTTCCTCTCTATGAATAAAGTAAAAGTCAAGCAAAAAGCCCCCGCCCCTTTAAAAAGAGACGAGGGCAAATTATTACCTAGGCGGTTCTGTTAATCAGAATGCGCCGCGAACGAAAACAGTAGCGACGGGCGTAGCGCCATCGAGACTGATTGCAACAGCAGGACTGGTAGCAGCAGCAGTAGTGTCTAGGACACCAGCCGTGCCAGTCACAGTAAGGACATCGCCCTTAGCGTGAGCAGCAGCACCAGCCTTACAGACGCCACGAACGCAAACCTCGACCTTCTCGCCAATAGCGGCGGCGGCAAGAGCCACGCCTACTGGACAGACAAGATCGGTGTTTCCTGTATCGCTAGGCTTAACCTTGATTGCTTTGTCGCCATCAGCAGTCTGAGACGCGTCTAGAGAGACGGTCTGACCAGCAAGGATTGCGGCAGCAGCGATGAAAGTTTCGACCTGACGACGGTTCATAGAATCTTCGCCTACAGCCTCAGTTCCGGCACCGGGGAGGGAGCCGTAACGCTCGGTTTCGAGGTATTGAATTAGTGTTGAAGTAGCCATTATCTTTTTCTCCTTTTTAGTTTAGATTTGGTTGCTATCAAGCGTTGACGAGGACACCTTGTGAACCGAGGTGATCGGCAACAAGTTGAGCCTTGACGTAAAGTTGAGCAGCACGAGCGGTTGTGCCCGAGATGTGCTCGAATGGGCTGACAGCAAAATCACCTTCACTATGGAAGACAAGTTTTATGCCATCGTAGTTGAGCATGTAAGCATCAACTGAAGGATTACCACCGATAGAAGAAGCAAAGCCCATCTCTGGATCCTGTTCAGCAACAGCGCCGTTGAAAGCAAGTCCCATTCGCCCGCCATCAAGTTTATCAGTCTGAACGAAACGCTCCTGAGCGAACAGAAGGTTGCGGTATTGACTGAAAGCACTATCAGACATAATGACCTGACTGACATCACCTGCGGGAGCAACGCTGTTAGCAGCGATGTAGAGGTTGTAGAGGTCAGTCATAGCCAAGGTTCCACCAGCGTTTGCGAACTGGTTGAGCCAACCGGGAACCTGAAAGGTTGCCTTAGAGATGCCACCGACTACGTTGTTCTGACCAGAGGGCAGAGGCGCAGGAGCGACGTGCTCAAGGAAACCAGTAGCGGAACCGATGCCGGTGTCGCCGTTCAAGGTGTTCATAGCGGTTAGAACCGTAGAATCACCACGAAGGATCTGGCGGTTAAGCTCACGACGGAGCATGCCCATAACGGACTTCATGCGTGATTCGAGGATCTTTACGATCGCGTATTCACCGCTGTTCTCCATCTCTTCTTTCTTGGTGATTACGATGGGCGCTGTGAAGTCGCACCAGTCGTAAATAGCGGGACGAAGAACATCGTTTACCGCGAGGGAAACGGGCTCGTAGCCAGTCGCTAGTTGTGTGATCGAGGAATGCTCAGC